CCGTTAGTGAGACCATTTGTAATTGATGATCCAACAACTTATTTAACAGACGAAAGTCAAATGAAAGGAATGCTCCTTGCAACAATTGAAGGAGAAACTCCAAAAGTTGATGAAGAAATTTTAAAATGGCAGTACCCAGGTTTAGGAGCAGCGACTCTTGCAGGAGCGGTTCCTGGTGCCGGAGAACTGTATAAAACACGAAGAGGAGTAGGACCAACAGGACCTATACCAGGAGTCGGCAAAGCTCGAGCCGCTTTAGGAATTAAAGGAGTTTTAGGAAAAGCTTTAGGAGCAACTTTTTCTCCTCTAGCTGTAGCGGCCACAACTCCTTTTGATATAGCAGCTCAAAGAAAAGGGGGAACCGAGTGGGGAGATATTGCAACGGATCCTATGAATTGGATGGGGCCTGCGTTCGCGTCCGCTGGAGCTGAAATGGCAACACGAGGTATGAAACCTACAGGTATATTAGCTAAAGCTATAAGAATGGGAATGAGTCCTAGAACTTTGTCACTAATTTCACGAAGATTTGGTTTCCCAGGTCTTGCAGTTAGTGCAGGAATGTGGGGCTATGATAAATGGAAAAATAGATCCATTAACGACGAGGATTAATTATGTTACCATTAGTTGCAAGAGGAATAATGAGTTTAGCTGCTCGAATGGCTGCGAGAAATCCTCGACTTGGAAAAAATTTAATTAGTCTTTATAGAGGTGAGTCTTTTCCCCAAAGAAATTTAGCAGGTTTCAAAGATAAAGCAAAATTTTTTAAAACGACAATACCTGAAATAAAAAAAGACACATTATCCGGTCAATGGTTTACACCCAATCTTGCTCATGCGAAAGCTTATGCTTCGGGTCTTTTTAGTAATGTTCAAAAGATAAAAGTTACTCCTAAAGAGTTGGCTGCTTTTTATAGATACAAAGATAAAATAAATAGAAGACCGGTGAAATATAGTGTGAAGAAGCGACTGGGGTTACCAGATCCACCTACACATGGTGTTACAACTTCACCACACCATGTTGTTGTTCCAAGATATAAGCTAAGAAACCTACCTTCAACGAAAAATTGGTTGGTACAAGAGAAATTAAAAAATATGTGGAGAGGTATAGGGGGTCTTTTAAATAGATGATAAATAAGACATTAACTAAAAACATGAAACATGTGAAATGGAAGGAGATTCCCCCTCTAAGAGGGCCTAATCCACAAGGGTTGAATGTCCCTTTAAAACAAGTTAAAAGTGTGTTAAAATCGGAGAAAATTAATGGCAGACAAAATAGATAAGGCTCTACCGAACGTAGACCCAGAAGTCGTATTACCTAAAGAGGAAATCGTTGTAACTGAAGAAGATAAATTATCGGAGGTAACTCCTGATGGTGCTGAAGTTATTATGGATGAAGAAGGTGGAGCGGAAATTAATTTCGACCCAATGTCTGAGCAACAAGTTACTCAAGATCATTTTGCCAATATAGCTGACTTACTTCCAGACGATGTCTTAGGACCTATTGGTTCTGAATTAAATGAAAATTACATGCAATATAAAACTTCCCGTAAGGAGTGGGAAGATACTTATATTAAAGGTTTAGATTTATTAGGATTCAAATACATTAATCCAACCCAACCTTTCCAGGGAGCTAGTGGTGCAACGCATCCAGTACTCGCTGAAGCAGTTACCCAATTTCAAGCGCAAGCTTATAAAGAATTACTTCCGGCTATGGGCCCAGTTAGAACCCAAACTTTAGGAAGACCGAGCAGACAGAAAGAAGAACAATCTGTTCGTGTTAAAAATTTTATGAATTATCAAATCATGGATGTTATGAAAGAGTACGAACCAGAGTTCGATCAAATGCTCTTTTATCTCCCGTTAGCAGGTTCAGCTTTCAAAAAAGTTTATTATGATGAACTTTTAGGAAGAGCTGTATCTAAATTTGTACAAGCTGACGATTTAATTGTCCCGTATACAGCTACCTCATTAGCTGATGCGGAGGCGGTTATACATGTTATTAAAATGTCTGAGAATGATCTCAGAAAAAAACAAGTTGCAGGTTTCTACCGAGATATAGAAGTGAAACCGGGCTATGATCAAGAAACTGAAGTTGAAAAAAAAGAAAGATCACTTGAAGGAATTAGAAAAACACGAGACGAAGATATATTTACCATTCTTGAGTGTCATGTGAATCTAGACATAGAGGGGTTTGAAGATATGAAAGAGGGAGAACCTACAGGAATTAAACTTCCTTATATTGTTACAATTGAAGAAGGATCAAGACAAGTTTTATCAATTAGACGAAATTATAAACAAGAAGATCCAATGAAATTAAAAATACAATATTTTGTTCATTTCAGATTTTTACCTGGAATGGGCTTTTATGGTTTTGGATTAATTCACATGATTGGCGGTTTGAGTCGTACTGCAACAACTGCTCTACGTCAATTATTAGACGCAGGAACGTTAAGTAATCTTCCTGCAGGTTTTAAACAAAGAGGAATACGTGTAAGAGACGAGGCTCAAGCAATACAGCCCGGCGAATTTAGAGATGTCGATGCACCTGGTGGAAACATCAAGGACGCTTTTATGACTCTACCTTTCAAAGAACCATCACAGACTTTATTGTCTTTGATGGGAATTGTTGTCCAAGCAGGACAAAGATTTGCCGCCATCGCTGATATGCAGGTCGGAGACGGCAACCAACAGGCCGCTGTTGGTACGACTATCGCTCTCTTAGAACGTGGTTCAAGGGTCATGTCAGCGATCCACAAACGATTGTTTGTGGGGCTTAAACAAGAATTTAATTTGTTAGCTGGCGTATTTAAAACTTATTTACCTCCTGAATATCCTTATGATGTAGTGGGAGCCCAACGAAATGTTAAAGCTACAGATTTTGATGACAAAGTAGATATTGTTCCCGTTGCGGATCCAAATATTTTTTCTCAATCTCAAAGAATTTCTATGGCACAAACAGAATTACAACTCGCTCAAGCGAATCCGCAGATGCATAATATGTATGAAGCGTTTTATGCTATGTATAGTGCGATCGGAGTAAAAGAAATTGATAAAATTTTACCTCCTCCACCACAACCAACACCTTTAGATCCAGCAGTAGAAAATATTATGGCTTTAAGCAGTAAACCTTTTCAAGCTTTTAAGGGCCAGAATCACCAAGCCCACATAACTTCGCATTTAAACTTTATTTCTACGAATTTAGCTCGAAATAATCCGATGATTTTAGGCGCTCTGGAAAAAAACTGCTTTGAACATATTTCTATGATGGCTCAAGAACAGGTTGAAGTAGAATTTAGAGAAGAAATGATGCAGTTACAACAAATGCAACAGATGGCACAACAAAATCCAGCTATGCAGCAAAATCCACAGTTTCAACAACAGATAATGCAGATTTCGATGAAAGTTGAAGCTAGAAAAGCAACTTTAATTGCTGAAATGATGCAAGAATTCAAAGATGAAGAGAATAAAATTATGGGTCAATTTGGAAATGATCCAATTGCTAAATTAAAAGCAAGAGAACTTGATTTAAGAGCTATGGACGACACAGCAAAACGTGAACAAGCAGAACAGAAGATTAATTTAGATAAATCTAAACAATTAATGGGTCAAGAACAATTTGATGAGAAATTAGAACAGAATGAAGACTTGGCTGAATTAAGAGCTGAAACATCTTTGGTTAAACAAGAAATGTCTAACGATGCTAAAATGAGACAAGATAGAATGAAACAAAGAGACGTTAAGATCTTGAAAGGTCCAAGAAGATAGTATATTAATTTAAAAGGAGAAAATTATGGTAAAAATAACAAAAGAAGTTGGATACCCTGAAGGTGGCAAAAAGTATAAAGTGCCAGCTGACAGTGTTGGACAAGATCCGAGAGCCAATATTGTAACTAATGCATTTGTTCCTGGACAAAAAATAGACAAAGGAACAAAAGTTACGGTTCAAGGTACTGGAGCCATGTTAAAATCTAAAAGCAAAAAAGCTACTTGGTTCTAGTATGGCCTGGTTCAGTTTAGCTAAGATAGCTTTACAGGCGGGAAGTAAAATATATTCTAACCGTCAGAAGACAAAGATGGCAATGTCTGATGCACAATTAATGCATGCAGAGAAGATGGCCCGAGGCGAGGAAACTTACCAGGGCAAACTTTTAGAAGCCCGTCAAGCAGATTACAAGGACGAGATCGTTTTGGCGATTCTCACATTGCCCATAATCGTGCTCGCCTGGTCGGTTTGGACAGAGGATCCGGCCGCGATGGAGAAGATTGACGTTTTCTTCGAGTATTTCTCGAATTTGCCAAAATGGTTTACAAATTTATGGATACTTGTAGTTGCGAGCGTTTTTGGTATAAAGGGAACACAGATATTTAGAAATGGTAAAAAATAAGGTAGACACTAAATAATAAAAAACATATAAGAGGATACCATGTCAAAGAAAAGTAGGAAAAGAAATAAGAAAATTTTAGCTGCATTAGCTTTAGCAGGCGGAGCTGCTTTGATGGCAAGAAGAGGTAAAGGCACAAGTGCAGTTACAGGTGTCGTAAATCCTAATGCTCCAAAAACAAAATGGATTACTGAAAAAACAGATACTGCTCCAGCTGTAGTTGCAGACACTGCACCAAAACATATTGTAAATAGAACTCGAAATAAAATTATATATTCAGACGGTTCTGTGGATACTCCAGGTACAATTTATCAAAAAAATAAATTAAGTGCAGGAAACAAAGTTCCACCAAGTATGAGAGGTGGACTTAAACATGCAGAAGGATACCAAAGAGAAATCCCAGGTAGACAACACTACCCAGGAGGTTGGGAAGGTGGTTATAGTATGCGTGCTAAAGGCGGAAGAATCGGAGCTAAAAAAGGTGGAAGAGTTACTGGAATTGCAAAACGTGGTTTTGGTAGAGCCTTAATGAAGGGGAAAAAATAATGAGACAAAATGGAGTAAGATCACCAGTAAGATTTCCTTATTCTCAAGGAATGAAGAAAGGTGGCAAAGCTAAGAAGCAAGGATACACTGATAGAAAAGATGAATCCATTGCAATGAGAATTAAAAAGAAAAGAACACCAGCACAATTAAAAGCAAGTCGAGATGAGTCCTATGGAAAATGGGGTTCGGCTGCTAAAAAATCTGGAAAGATAAATAAATAATGCCACAATATTTTGATTCGACAGCAGCACGCCCAATGAAAACTAAAAGAAGTGTTTATGCTAAAGGTGGAAGAGCTGGATATTATGGCGGTGGACGTACGAACCTATTAGAAGAACTAGGTCGTGTTGAAGCTAAACCATCAAATCCAAATCGAAGAGCTGAAATAAGTAGAGTTCATAGCGAATTAAATAGGGGCTATAAAAAAGGTGGCTGGATTCAAAAAGCTAGCGCTTCAATTAAAAGAAGAGGAACTAAAGGAAAGTGTACTCCGATTACAAAACCCGGATGTACAGGTCGAGCTAAAGCTCTGGCTAAAACATTTAAAAAAATAGGAAGAGAAAGAAAAGCATCGTAATGAGTCTAAATGGAAAAGTAAAATGGTTTAACCCAACCAAAGGATTTGGGTTTATTGAAAGAGAAGATAAAGAAAAAGATGTATTCGTTCATATATCTGCAGTAAGAAATGCGGGCATGAATGGTCTTGATGAAGGTCAGACGCTGACTTTTGAAGTTGAGGAGGGCGCAAAAGGTCCTAATGCAGTTAATCTGCAAAAACCATCTTAAGGTAATGCCTTTCAAATCAGAAAAGCAAAGACGCTATTTATGGAAGAATGAGCCCAAGATAGCGCGTGAATGGACAAAAGCTTATGGAAGTAAGCCCGTTAAAAAAAAGAAAAAAGCAAAAAGGAGAAAAAAATAATGGAAGACTTTACATTTGTAGAGAAAATTAGAAGAATTATTAAAATGCGTCATGATGATGTTGTTGCAGCCATGGTTTCAGGTGGTATTGACAATATGGAAAAATATCAGTATATGTTAGGTCAGATACGAACATATCAGTATCTGAGTCAGGAAATATCCACCCTGCTTGAAAAAAAGGAGCAAAAAAACAGTGACGGAACAGTTATCAGTATCAAACCCCAAGTCGGTCCCAAAACATAAACCGGCCCTTCAAGAAAAATACGATAAAGAATCTAAAGAACCTAAAAAAGTAGAAAAAGATTTAACATCTGAAACAGCTAAATTGCCAATTCCCACAGGATGGCGATTATTGGTTCTTCCTTTCAAGCATAAACAAAAAACTAAAGGTGGAATTATTATAACTGATGACGCTTTAGAACGAGCTCAAGTAGCCTCAACTTGTGGACTTGTTTTATCCGTTGGGCCAGATGCCTATAAAGATACAGAGAGATATCCTGAAGGACCTTGGTGTAAAAAAGGTAGTTGGGTTATTTTTGCAAGATATGCAGGATCTAGAATCAAAATAGAGGGGGGTGAAGTTAGACTTTTAAATGACGATGAAGTTTTAGCGACCGTGGATGACCCCGAAGAAATATTCCATGAAATGTAACCATAGAGGAGAACTATGCCAGAAAATAAAAAAGAAGAACTAACCGTTGATATTGACTCTTCCGGTCCAGATACCGAAGTCGAAATCAAAGAAGAAAAAACTGAAGGAGGAGAAGTCAATGCAGAAATTGATAGTAAGGACGATAATAAGTCCGATAATACATTGGAGAAATCTGATAAGCAGCCTGATGTTCAAGATAGCGAACAGAAGACTGAGAAAGAAACTTCGCAACAAGTAAAAGAAGAGCCGACAGAACAAAAGAAAGAAATGGAAGAGTATAGCGAAGGCGTTCAAAAACGTATTGCTAAACTTACTAAAAAAATGCGTGAGGCAGAGAGACAGAAAGAAGAAGCTGTTTCTTATGCAAGACGTGTTATGAGAGAAAGAGACGAGTTGGGAAAACAGGCAACTGATTTAGATCAGGGATATACTTCTGAGATGGAAGGAAGAATTAAATCTTCTCTTGCAGCAGCTCAGGCTAAATTATCTGTTTCACGTGATACTGATGATAAAAAATCTGAGGTAGAAGCGTTAACTGCAATTTCTCAATTAGGATATGAGCAGGCTAAACTTGCAGAAATGAAAAGCAGGCAACAAATGGAAGAAACTGCTAGAGAAACTGCAAGAAAACAAGGACCGGCAGCTAGATATCCAACTCAACCAACCCCGCCACCAGATCCAAAAGCAGAGGATTGGGCGGATAAAAATGAATGGTTTGGCAAAGACAATGCCATGACCTACACAGCTTTTGATCTACACAGGAAGCTTACTGAAGAAGAAGGATATGATCCAAAGTCAGATTCTTACTATGAGGAAATTGATAAAAGAATAAAGCTTGAATTCCCCCATAAATTTGGTAAGGTAGAACAACAGACTAGTAGACCTACACAAAACGTTGCTTCTGCAACGCGTAGTACAAAGACTGGTCGCAAAACTGTGAAACTCACATCCTCACAGGTAGCAATCGCTAAAAAATTGCGTGTGCCACTAGAAGAGTATGCAAGACAATTAAGACTCACGGAGGGAGAATAGCATATGAC